CATCTAGTTTGATGAGAAACACTTTAACAGGAACTGCAGGGACTAATTCTTTTTCCGCAGGACTTTTACAACACGAATTTGACTTAACATAAAATAAAAAAAATGGCAATAATTGGAACTTTTACTCATTGGGCAAACCACACAAATGAGTTCACAGCTAGAGAAATTGAAGTTACTTATCCGAGTGACTTACCCGAAGGACATCCAGACTATGATAAGAGAGGCACAACTGAGACACTAGAAGGACAAGATCCTGTAATTACAAGCGTAGAACACGAAAATGTCTATTGCAACATCAGTCAAGTGACTGTTAATAGAAGGTTGTTTTTAGATGCAGATGGAGTCACACAGAAATTTTACGAGATACAGTATGCAATTTGGGTGTTTGAAAGTGAACAAGCTTATCTAGATGGAGACAATGCTTTCTACAATTACATAGTTACTAATGAACTTTACAAAGGAGATCACAACAATATTTTTGTGGATGCTTACTCAAGGCTAAAACAAAGACAAGGTTTTGAGGAAATGGTAGATGATATATAAAATGGAAGATCTAAAGACATGCGGATTAACATTTTTACTGTTTTTGCTTACAACAGTAGGTGTTTTTTCACAAAAAAATGAATCTCATATCGCAACTTCACCTACGAAAAGAATGAAAGTTGTTTTTTATTCTAATGAAAAACCTGTAATTTCGGGTCAAGTTGTTGTTGTTGATGGAGTTTTAATTAATGACGGTTTGTTTGTGATGTACAAGGAAAATGGATTTATACGCCAAACAGTTCATTATAAAATGGGCAAGATAGTTAAGGTCACAAACTTTACCGAAGAAAATAAAATATAAATGAATTACATAAGAAAAATATCTGTAGGAGCAGACTACAAGAATGCTATGCACTATATAGTTAATCAAGGGGTTTTAGGAGGGTCATATACAATAAGCGATATAGCTCAAGAGCAAGAAGGATTTAGTGTTTGGGTTAAAAAAAACGACGAGTCTGTAAAATGGAAAGAGTTTAAGGATATTCCAGTAGTAGTTGAATACAACATAAATCTAATATGAATCCAAGATGGGATTACTTGGTGACTCCTTTAGGAAGAGAGTACAAAAACACAAAAAAAATAGCCAACCAGGAGTTCACGATAAACACATCAATAGAGGATGCGAGTTTTGTAAACCGAATGGGTATTGTAAATGCGATTCCGATTGGTGGAGAGATACCAGTTGGTAGTATAGTAGTTGTTCATCATAATGTTTTTAGAACCTATCTTGATATGAAGGGCAAAAAAAGAAAAAGTAACGAATACTTTAGGGATGGTCAATATTTAGTTCATCCTGATAAAATATATATGTACGATAACGGAGATGGATGGAAAACGACTAAAGAATATTGCTTTGTATCTCCTCTTGACTATATTCAAGATGGTGAGATATATAGATCTGACAAAAAAAAGGAAGAGCACGTGGGACTTATAAAACATAGCTCAGTATATACTGAAGGAACAAAAATTGGTTTTACTAGAAATTCTGAATATGAGTTTGTTATAGATGACGAAAAAATATATAGAATGAAAAATTCGGATATTTGTATTAAATTATGTTAATATGCCTGACGCTTTTATAAAAAATAATTTATCAATAGTTGTTTCTTTTGTGGTTGCTGTATTTGCCGCAGGAGGTATATTCGCTGAGTTTACTGCTTTGAAAGATGAAATTCATCTAGTTCATGAAAGATTAGATGAAAAGATTTTAGTCATTAGCAATATGGAAAGTCGTATATTGGAGTTGGAAAAAAAGTCTGAATACGAAAGAGGACTTTTAGAAGCTAAGAAAGAATGAAAGAAGAATATTGGGTTACAACAGGAACTTGGGAGGGCTACTACTTTACTTATACTTATTTAAATGAGTGACACTCAAGAAACAATATTAAGGGTAATATTAGCTGGAGAAAGGGCTGTTGAAGAATTAATAAAGGTTGCTCAAGAAGAAATAATTACAGGTAAACCAGATGATGATTTAGCTGCCGATAGATTAAAAAACGCAGCAGCAACGAAGAAGCTTGCTATATTTGATGCCTTTGAAATATTACAGCGTATTGAAAATGAAAGAGAAAAATTAAATGGCGAAGATCAGACTAAAGACGGCAAAGGAAAAGATAAAGGATTCCAAAGCTTCGCAGAGTCTAGGGGACGAAAGTCTTGAGCTATGCAAGGTTGTCTCTCATATTGATAGTAAAACTAGAGACAAACTAAACAAAAAGAAAGCTTGGGACTATGGATACAACAGCGAACATGATGTTATTGTCATATCTAAGTCTGGGCAAATAGGTGATGTTGTTGAGATACAAAATTTAAAAATAGCACTACCTTTGCAGCCGAAAAACATTTTCTCTAGAGACAAGACGGATGCAGAACAATACTGGGAACCTTTCGAAATCCCAAAAGAACTTAAAAAAATTAAGACCATATTCCAGTGGAACGACTACCCGTCTGCATTCAAAGAGAGTTGGGTTGATTACATTGAAGATGAGTTTGAAAGAAGAGAAAATGGTTTTTGGTTTAAAAACAACGGCAATCCTACTTATATTACTGGCTCTCATTACATGTACTTGCAGTGGACCAAGATTGATGTTGGGCTCCCTGAGTTCAGAGAGTCTAATAGAGTATTCTATATTTTCTGGGAAGCGTGTAAAGCCGACACTAGGTGTTACGGAATGTGCTATCTTAAAAACAGAAGGTCTGGTTTCTCCTTTATGTCTTCAGCAGAATCCGTTGCTCAAGCGACAATTACTTCAGACGCACGGTTTGGGATACTGTCCAAATCAGGAGCTGATGCTAAAAAAATGTTTACAGACAAGGTCGTACCGATATCCGTCAACTATCCCTTCTTCTTTAAACCAATACAAGACGGAATGGACAAACCCAAGACAGAGCTCGCCTACAGGGTCCCAGCATCAAAGCTTACTAGAAAATCGATTCAAGAAACAGAACAACAAGAAGAACTCGCAGGTCTTGACACAACAATTGATTGGAAAAATACAGGCGACAATTCCTATGACGGTGAGAAACTCCGACTGCTTGTTCATGATGAGTCTGGAAAATGGGAACGTCCAGATAACATCCTCAACAGTTGGCGTGTCACTAAAACTTGTCTCAGACTAGGGAGAAGAGTGATCGGTAAGTGTATGATGGGATCCACCTCTAATTCACTTGACAAAGGTGGAAGTAATTTTAAGAGATTATATATGGACTCTGATGTGACTCAGAGAAATGCTAATGGTCAAACTAAAAGTGGCATGTATAGTTTATTTATACCAATGGAATGGAACTTCGAGGGTTTTTTAAATCATCACGGTCACCCAGTTTTTAGAAAGCCAAATAAGCCTATTTTAGACGCTTATGGAGACACAATAGATGGAGGGGTAATAGACTACTGGGAAAATGAAGTAGAGAGCCTAAGAAGTGATTCTGATGCTCTTAATGAGTTTTATAGGCAGTTTCCTAGAACAGAAGGTCACGCTTTTAGGGATGAGGCAAAAAATAGTCTATTTAATCTAACAAAAATATATGAGCAAATAGATTTTAATGACGGGCTTCAAAGGCAAAGAGTTGTTCAAAGAGGAGGTTTTCATTGGAAAAACGGGATAAAAGATTCAGAGGTTGTGTGGACACCAGAAAAAAACGGAAGGTTTTATGTTTCTTGGATACCTCCTTTTGAGTTAAGAAACAGGGTTATAAATAAAAATGGATTTAAATATCCTGGTAATGAGCATATAGGGGCTTTTGGTTGTGACTCATATGATATATCTGGAACTGTTGGAGGTGGAGGTTCTAATGGAGCTCTTCATGGATACTGTAGACCAAACCTAGATGGACCTTCAAATACTTTCTTTTTAGAATATATATATAGACCTCAAACTGCTGAGTTATTTTACGAAGACGTATTGATGGCTATGGTTTTTTACGGCATGCCAATATTAGCAGAGAACAACAAACCAAGACTTCTTTATCATATAAAAAACAGAGGGTATAGAAAGTGGAGTATAAACAGACCAGATAAGAATAAAAATGATCTATCAAAGGCAGAAAAAGAACTTGGAGGAATACCCTCTTCGCCTTCGGTTATATCTATACACGCTGAAGCAATTGAAACCTATATAGAGGAGCGAGTTGGCTTCAACGATGAAGGCACTGGAAACATGTATTTTTCAAGAACTTTACTAGATTGGGCAAACTATGATATAAATAAAAGAACGAAGTTTGATGCAACGGTTAGCTCTGGTTTAGCGATCATGGCAACTCAAAAGTATGTAGTTAAGCCTCAGAAAAATAATACGGAAATAAATGTTAACTTTGCAAGATATAATAATAGCGGATCAGTTAGCACTATTATAAAGTAAACGCATGCAGAATTCTTCTACGAATTACATTATAGGATTTCCAAACCAATTAGCGTCCGATGCCGAGAAAGCGTCAGAAGAATATGGGCTAATGGTTGGAAGAGCCATCGAATCTGAATGGTTCAGAAAAGAAGGTGGACAATCAAGGTTTTATAACAACAGAGACACTTACCATAAACTGCGAACTTACGCAATGGGGGAGCAGTCAGTTAGAAAATATAAAAACGAACTAGCTGTTAATGGAGATATATCTTATCTAAATTTAGATTGGACTCCAGTTCCAATAATACCAAAGTTTGTAGATATTGTTGTTAATGGGATTTCAAATCGTTTGTTTGATGTAAAGGCTGATTCGGTTGACCCTGTATCCTCTAACAAGAAAGCAATGTACAAAAATCGCATTCAAACAGAAATGCGAAACAAAGAGGATTTTGAGGAAATTGGAGCTATGCTAGGAAAAAGCATGTTTAGCTCTAATCCAGACACGCTACCAGAAACAGACGACGAGCTTGAGCTTCATATGCAGATAGATTACAAGGATGACATAGAGATTGCCGAAGAAAAAGCAATTGAGACAACCTTAAAATATAACAACTACGAATTGACTAAAAAAAGAATTGATGAGGATGCAACGGTGCTAGGTATATCTGCTGTAAAACATTCCTTTAATACTCATGAAGGCATTCGTGTTGAATACGTTGATCCTTCTGACCTAGTATACAGCCCTACTGAAGATCCTTATTTCGAGGACTGTTATTACTTTGGAGAAGTGAAAAATGTAAACATAACTGAAATAAAAAAAATAAATCCTAATTTAACGCAATCTGAGATAGATGAAATAGCTAAATCATCTTCTAAGTTCGATGCCTATCAAGGCATGCGTGGAGGTTATAAGACTGACACATTTGACTACAATACAGCAACATTGTTGTATTTCTGTTATAAGACTGACAAGAATATCGTATACAAGAAAAAGAAAAACGCCTATGGAGGCGAAAAAGTACTTAAAAAGGACGATCAATTCAACCCACCAAAAACAGAACAAGCACGTTTTGAAAAATTATCTAAAAGAATTGACGTATGGTACGAAGGTGTACTTGTATTAGGAACAAACAAGATATTGAAGTGGGAGGTGATGAAAAACATGGTGAGACCAAAGAGCTCGATAGAGAAGGTGTACGCCCCGTTTATTGTCAGTGCACCAAAAATGTACAGGGGTCAGATTGATTCTCTTGTCAAAAGAATGATTCCATTCGCTGATCAGATACAGCTATTGCATTTAAAACTGCAACAAGTTGCATCTAAGATGATACCAGATGGGGTTTTTATTGACATCGATGGTCTATCATCTGTGAATTTAGGTAATGGAAATACCTATTCTCCCCAAGAGGCTCTGAACCTTTATTTTCAAACAGGATCAGTAATTGGAAGAAGCTACACAGAAGAAGGGGAGTTTAATAATGGAAAAGTCCCTATTCAAGAGCTAACTTCTTCGGGAGCAAACTCAAAAATATCTTCTTTAATAAACATGTACAATTACAACCTAAACCTATTAAGGGGCGTAACTGGACTTAACGAAGCAAGAGATGGCTCAACGCCTGATCCAAACGCACTAGTTGGCGTTCAAAAATTAGCAGCCTTAAATTCAAACACTGCGACAAGACATATATTAAAGTCAGGTATTTTTACAACACAACGAATTGCTGAGTGCGTGGGATACAGAATTTCAGATATACTTGAATATTCTACCATGAAAGAAGATTTCGTAAAAAGTATTGGAAGACACAGCGTCGATATACTAAATGAAATAAAGGAGCTTCATTTACATGATTTTGGAATATACATAGAGCTTCATCCTGATGAGGAAGAAAGACAAATGTTAGAGCAAAACATACAAACCTCCTTGTCTGCTGGTAAAATAGACATTGATGATGCTATTGATATAAGAAGCGTAAAGAACGTAAAAATAGCATCTCAGTTATTGAAGGTTAGAAAAAGACGAAAAGAAAAGCTTGACAACAAACGTCAGCAAGAAAACATTGCGCTTCAAGCAGAAGCTAATCAGCAAGCTTCACTCACATCTGAACAAGGAAAACAACAGACTGCTTTAGCTAAAATGGAGGCAGAAGCTAAAATAAAGCAGCTAGAGTCTGAGTTAGAAATGAAGAGAATGCAGCAAGAGTTTCTTCTTAAGTCAGAGCTTATTAAAATGCAAAAGGGCATAGAAAGTCAAATAAAGTCTTCCGAGCTACAAATGCAGCAGGAAAAAGACAGATACAAAGAAGACAGGAAAGACAAGAGAACAGCTAAGCAAGCATCTCAACAGTCAAAGCTAATACAGCAAAGAAAACAAGACTTAGATCCTATAGACTTTGATGGTCAAGATTCATTAGGCTCAGGTATGAGTGGGATCGTGGGTGTTGATTAATTTTATAATTTTGCAATACAATTTAATTTAATAATATGGAATGGAAAGTAAGGGCGTTGGATGACGATGGGAATCCTATTGAGCCAAAACAAAAAGAGCAACCAGAGGTTCAAGAAGAGCCAAAAGAAGTTGACAATCAAGAAGTAAAAGAAGAAATAACAGATAACAACAAAGAAGATGATGTATCACAGCAAGAAGAAGTCGTCAGCGAGCAAGTCGAAGAGCAAGCCCAAGACGTACAAGAAGAAAAGCAAGAAGTAGAGCAAAAAGTAGAAAAGCCCTACGAGCTTGATGATAACAGCATTTTAAGTTATCTAAAAGATAGACACAACCTTGAGGTTGAGTCAATAGAAGTTCTTAAAAATACTGAAAAAAAACAAGAGCAATCTTTGCCTGAAGAAATTGCAGAGTTTATGAAGTATCAAAAGGAAACTGGACGTTCCTTTGAAGACTACGCAAAACTGCAACAGGATTGGTCAAAAGTAGATGAGACAACACGCTTGCGAGAATACTACAAGCAAACAAAACCTCATTTAGATATAGACGAGATTGATTATCTAATAACAGAAGAATACAGCTATGATGCTGATATTGATGATGAAAAAGATATCAAAAAGAAAAAGATTGCTTATAAAGAGGAATTATATAAGGCTACAAGTCACTTTGAAGGACTGAAGGAAAAGTATAAGGCACCGCTTGAGTCAAGAGATGCTAATCTTCCAGATGAATACAAAGAAGCTTTTAGTTTTTATAATGAATACAGAGAACAGTCGGAAAAGGGTCAAAAGGCTCAAGAGGAACGCTCACGTATTTTTGCAGAAAAGACAAACGATCTTTTTTCTAATGATTTCAAAGGTTTTGAATTCACAGCTGGGGAAAAGAAACAAGTCTACAAGCCGAATGATGTAGTGAAGGTTAAAGAGGTTCAATCAGATATAAACAACTTTTTTAATCAGCACCTAGATGAAAACGGTTCTGTTAAAGATATAAACAAGTATCACAAGGCTTTGTATGCTGCGCAAAATGCGGATGCAATATTTAAGTTCGCATACGAACAAGGTAAGGCTGATGCAACTAACGGGATTGTCAAGGAAACAAAAAATATTGACATGGATGTTAGGCAAAATATGCAGACAGAAAGTAGTGGTATTAAATTTAGAGCCCTCGAAAATGATGACACGTTCTCTTTTAAAATTAAAAAAAGATAATTAATCATTAAAAACTATTTACCATGAGTGTAACTATGAGTGGTGTTGGTGGAGCATTAACCCCAGCGCCAAGTAAATCGACATTGTCGAGCAATTATTTAGGGTCATCTATTGAGTTTACTTCTCAATATTTACCTGATGTTTATGAAGCTGAATTTGAAAAGTATGGAAATCGTTCTGTATCTTCTTTTTTAAGAATGGTAGGAGCTGAGATGCCTTTCCAATCTGACGTAATCCAATGGTCAGAGCAAGGAAGACTACACTTAGCCGTGTCTGGAGCGACTCGTTCTGCTGATGTTATTACATCAAACGGACACCCTTTCCGTGTAAACCAAACAGTTATTGTTTCTGATGGAACTGACCAAGAGAAAGCAATCATTACTGCTACTACAACTAATACGTTTACTGTAGCATCTTATGAAAATGCTAACCTTGCAAGTGCCATCGCAACTACTGGGTTAAAAGTATTTGCGTTTGGTTCTGAATTCAAAAAAGGAACTAACGGAATGAGTGGTTCTCTAGAGGCACCAAAAGACATCCAAACTAACAACCCAATTATCATTAAAGATAAGTACGAGGTTAATGGTTCTGACTTAGCTCAGATCGGATGGATTGAAGTGACTACTGAGAATGGTGCTACTGGATACCTTTGGTATTTAAAATCAGAGCATGAAACTCGTTTACGTTTCGAAGACTATATGGAGCTTTCTTTAATTGAAGGTCGTCCTGCTGCTGGTTCATCTGGCGCAGAGTCTGCTGGATACAAAGGAACAAAAGGTTTATTCTATGAACTAGACAACAGAGGTAACATCTCAACAGGATCTATCGCTGCTCGTACAGACATTGAAGAAATCATCAAAGTTCTAGATAAAGAAGGAGCTATTCAAGAAAACGTTCTTTTCGTTAACAGAACTAAATCATTTGAAATTGATACAGTACTAGCTGCACAAAACAACAGCGGTGCTTCTACAAGTTCTTATGGTTTATTTGATAACGACGAGAGCATGGCTATTAGCTTAGGTTTTCAAGGATTTAACTTAGGATATGACTTCTACAAAACTGACTGGAAATACTTAAACGATCCAACTACAGGAGCATTAACTTCTGCTGTTGATGGTGTATTAGTGCCCGCTGGTACTACTACTATCTACGATCAAGTTTTAGGTAAAAACGCAGTTAGACCTTTCTTACATGTAAAATATAGAAAGTCAGAAGCTGAAGATCGTAAGTACAAGTCTTGGGTAACTGGTTCTGCTGGTCCAGCTGGAATGAGTAGTGACCTAGATGCAATGCAAGTTCATTTCTTAAGTGAAAGAGCGCTTTGCGTACACGGTGCAAACAACTTCGTTATCATGAAGTAATATTAATTGGGGGATAGGACTCCTGTCCCCCTTTTTTTTTAATCTAATTAAATCTTAATAAAATGACTAAAGATGCTATGGTGTCCCAGCCAAAATGGGAAATAAAAGATAGAGTATATGTTTTAACAGAAGGCAAAACGCCAGTAAACTATATTCTTAGATCAAGACATCACTTAAACAAGCCTTTACAATATTTTGACGGAAATATATCTAGATCGCTTAGATATGCTTCTAATCAAACTTCTGTTTTTGAAGACGAGCAACATGGAGACGTAACTCTTCCTGCTATTATTTTTAGAGATGGAAAGCTTGTTGTGCCAAAAGAACAGGTGATATTGCAAAAATTCTTATCTCTATACCACCCAGACAAAGATGGTGAGTATATAGAGTTTGATCCAAGTAGAGAAGCAGAAAAAGACATTGATACTTTAAAAGAAACTTTAGAGGCACAAAACCTTGTCCTAGAAATGGACATAGAGGACTTAGAGGCAATAGCTAGAATCTGTCTTCGTGATCAAGGAAATGTTTCTGAAATGACTTCGAAGGAAATCAAGAGAGATATGCTTTTGTATGCGTCTAGAAATCCAAGAGAGGTTGTAGAATTGTCAGAAGATGAAAATGTAAAGCTTAGAAATGTTGCGGTTCGTGCAGTTGAAATGGGCATTATATTTATCAAAGACGACAATAGAACTGTATGCTGGAACAACAACACAAAGGACAAAATAATAACAGCTCCTTACGGTGAAAATGTTTATTCAGCTTTAGCTTCCTTCTTCAAAACGGACGATGGACTTGATGTTTTACAAGGGATTACAAATAAGCTGTAGTTCTTCCCACCTACCACTACAGCTCAAGGAGGGGTCGTCTTAACGGCTCCTCTTTTTTTTGTATTTTTGTATCATGATAAATCACGTAAGGAATACTGTTTTAAGTGTTTTAAATAAGGAGAATAGAGGAACGTTAACTGTTTCTCAATTTAACTCATATGCTAAGTATGCTCAACAGCTATTGTTTGATCAGTACTTTTCAGAGTACTCTCGCCTATCCACAATGAAAAATGCTAGGAGACTATCAAAAGATCAAGGAGATAAGCTATCGATACTTCGGTCTAATATAGATAAGTTTATGAAGACTAGCTCAGTATCAATTTCAAGCACATACCTAATCAAGCCATCTGACTTATACACTCCTATAACCTTAGTGTATAGCGGAAAATTAATGGAGTATGTTCCAAAATATAAAGAAACATACTTGGAGTCATCAAACATTTCTGGACCTTCAGAACTTTATCCTGGATACTGTGATGAAAACGATAAGTGGTATGTAAAACCAAGTACATTAACTGGAGAGGTTAATGTAAATTACATAAGAAATGTGGCTGACCCAAAGTGGACTTATACTGTTGTTGGAGAAAACCCTATATTTAATCCTAGCGCAGGAGATTATCAAGACTTTGAATTAAACCCAGACGACGAAGCAAGTTTAATTGTAGAAATATTAAAATTATCAGGTGTTACTATCAGAGAGGCAGAGGTTGCGCAAGCGGCTGCTCAAATCGATGCCGTAGAAACACAGAAAGAAAACGTATAATAAATGGCACTTACAGACAAGCAATATTACGAAAACAGCACCAATTGGGGTGATAATCAGTTTGTGCTTTTAAAGAATGTTATAAATAACTTTATGGCATTCTATGTAGGTGATGGTAAAATAATTGATCATATCGAAAGATTTGATGTTGTGTATCACGCAAAAAGAGGATTGCAAGAGCTGCATTACGACGCATTAAAAGACGTTAGAGCTCTTGAATTAGAATTACCCGATGATTTGCAATTAGAACTGCCAAAAGACTTTGTGAAGCTTGTAAGACTGTCTTGGGTTGATGAGCTAGGAAGGCTTCATCCTATGATGATGGACGTGGATACAACAATAGCAAAAGCTTATTTACAAGATGATGATTATGATATAATATTTGATAGCAATGATGCTGCGGCTGAAGGTACTTCTGTCATAGACATGAAGCAAGCTAGTAATGCTACCGTTGATAACGATACATTCTCAAATCTAGACTATGAGTTTTTTGGGGGAAGATTTGGAATGTTTACAGACAGAACAAACGTAAATGGAATGTACAGTATAGACAAGAATGCTGGCTATTTGAGGTTTAGTTCTGAGGTAAAAAACAAGGCAATAGTAATCGAATATATTACTGATGGTTTGTCTTATCTAACAGAAGCAGAATTGCAAGTAAATAAACTTGCTGAAGACTTTTTATTAAAATACATTGCATACCAAGTAATTCAATATAAGTTTGGCGTCCAAGAGTACATAGTTAGACGAATGAAAAATGAACAGTTTGCGGCTATGAAAAACATGAAAATAAGAATGATGGATATACATCCATTTGACTTAGCTCAAGCCTTCAAGGGACGCAACAAGTGGATTAAATAATGAAGATACAAAACCTATTTACATCTGGAAAGATGAACAAAGACCTCGATGAGAGGCTTCTTCCTCAAGGAGAGTATAGAGATGCTCTTAATGTAAAGGTTGCTAATTCTGTTGGCTCTGATGTAGGGGCGATAGAGAATTCGCTTTCAAACGAAGTTCTCACCTCTTTAGACTTTGGAACAAACCCCGTTTGTATTGGCGCAGTTGCTGACGATAAGAACAGAAAGATATATTGGTTTGTCAAGTCAGATACTGGATCATACATAGCAGAATACTACGAGTTTTCTAATACCTCTGCATTTGTTTTACAAGACACAAGAGCTGCTGGAAGTAATGTTCTTAATTTTAAGAAGAATAAAATAATTACTGGCGTTAACGTCTTAATTAATGACAACGAAAATAAAGTTTTTATTTATTGGACAGATAATGAAAACCCACCAAGATATTTAGAGGTTGCTGAAGCAAAGGCTTACGGAGCAAACAGCTTCTCAGAAGAAGATATTGCTGTAATTAAAGCACCCCCAAGAGCAGAGCCTTCAATTGTACTCCAAATAGACGGAACTTTAGATGACAACTATATAGAAGACAAGTTTTTTACGTTTGCCTACAGATATAAATACAAGCACAATAAGTTTAGTGCGCTGTCTCCTTTTTCTGAAGTAGCTTTTTTTCCTAATGACGACACCTTCAAAGCGGAGCCTTATGGCGCTTACGCAATGACAAATAGATTTAATAGCGTTCAAGTAACTTATAACTCTGGACCAAGTCAAGCATTAGAAATAGAAGTCTACGCAAAAGAAGAAAACACGGCTAACAATTTTCTAATAGGAAAATTCAATAAAGCAAATGACACTCTTTCTGATAACACAAACTATCAATTATCATTCAACAATAATAAAATATACACTTTACTTAGCGATACT